GGTCTTTAACAAAGGACTTGAATGGATCTAGAACTGCAAGGCTGAAGGCCAAGGGAGAAGAGAACGGTTCTATCTTCGCTTTGGTTGAGGCTTTCCAAGACCGTGAAGAGCGTGACCGTATGATCATGATGGCTGAACTTCAAAATAAATTAATTGAAGAAGAGGCTGATAGGTTGGAGAGCATGGACGATTATAAAGCAAGGATCTTGGGAATATCCAAAAAAGAATTATTATGAATGAGTTTGTTTGCAGAGTGTGCGGTAAGTCCTTTGATAATCGCAGGAGTTTCCACGCTCACCTTAAAGCGCATAGTACTTCTATTGGGGAGTATTATGTGGAGCATTATGCTAAAAGAGATCTTTATACAAAAGAATTATTGCAATTCAAAAACTACGACCAATATTTCTCAGAGGATTTCAACAATGTAGATAACTATTTGTCTTGGCTGAAAACGACTTCCCCTATCAAAGCAAAAAAATACTTAATCAAGCATATCCGCGAAAGGTTTGAGAAGAAGGACGTTAGGTTCACTCCACCAGACTTATACTATATGTTGGCTCAAATGCCCAACATCGATTACTATCGAAAAATGTGGACATCTTACTCTGAGTTCTCTGAGGACTTGGGAATAAAATCTTGGTTTATCAAAAATTTGCCCAAAAACTTCTGGGAGCAAGAGATTGAAGATATGCAGATATTTGTCGATACTAGAGAGCAAAAGCCCCTTAACTTCGATAATAGTGTAAGTAATAAATTAGACTTCGGTGATTACACCGCCGCTGGAGAGTATTACTCAAAAACCTTTGTAGACAGAAAAGCTCAAGATGATTTCAGACAAACATTCGGAAAAGATATCGAAAGGTTCAGGCGTGAAATGGATCGTTGTGTCCAGTTTAATTCTTACATGTTCATTGTTGTCGAGTCTTCTATTGAAAAAATCGAAGAAGATAACAAGGTATCGAAGTTCAAATCGAATTTAGGTTACTTGTGGCACAATGTTCGTAGTCTTATGATAGACTACCCAGAAAACATACAGTTTGTTTTTGCTTACTCAAGAGCGGGTGCAAAGAAAATTATCCCGAAGATACTACATTCTGGACAGCGTCTTTGGCACGTTGACGTTCAATATCATTTAGAAAAAAAAGTTTATGGCATGGCAGAAAGGAAAACAGCGGTATCGAAATGAATACTCCGCTACGGAATTTAATAATTACTTAAAAACATTTGAAGGCGACTTGCCTGACGAGGAAGCGAAGTATTTGTTGTATAAATTCTTAAGGGCTAATATTGCATTTACCACTGAGTTATTTTTAGGAGTAAAGTTGTTCCCATTTCAGGCTATGGCCATTAAGGGGATGATGGTATCTGACTACTCTATGTTCGTATTCTCACGGGGTATGTCGAAAACCTTCTCTACAGCTATTTATGTATTACTTGAATGTCTACTGAACCCTAACGCTAATATTGGTGTTATTGCAGGTAGCTTTAGGCAATCAAAACAAATCTTCCAGAAGATGGAAGACATCCTTTGTAAGCCAGAAGCGAAGCTCGTAAAAGAATGCGGAGTTAAAATAACAAAAGGAACTGACCAGTGGACCTTAAGAATTGGTAATAGCCGCGCTATAGCTTTACCGTTGGCTAACGGAGAAAGATTACGTGGATTTCGATTTAATAGGATTGTATTGGATGAGTTCTTAACAATACCAGAAAAGATTTTCAATGAAGTTATTATTCCATTCCTTGGCGTAGTGGAAAATCCAATTGAAAGAGAGGAATTACATAAACTGGAATCCCGCCTTATCGACAAAGGCGAGCTGAAAGAGAGTGAGAGGTATGTATGGCCCAATAATAAATTAATAATACTTTCATCTCCATCCTTCAAATTTGAATACATGTTTAAACTCTACAAGAAGTATGAGGGGCTTATTCTTGGAGAATTTGATCATAATAAAAATCATGATGATGAGGAGGATGAGGAACAATCTGCTGATGATGCTTACAGATTAATAATGCAATTAAGTTATGATTGCGCCCCTGCTAGGTTATACGATCAAAACCTACTCAAACAAGCAAAAGAAACCATGTCTGAAATGCAGTTCAAACGAGAGTTTGGCGCTCAATTTGTGGACGAGAGTGACGGTTACTTCAGGTTATCTAAGATGGCAGCTTGCACTATTGCTGATGGAGAATTTCCTGCTGTTGAGGTGGTTGGAAACCCAAGTGACGACTATATTCTTGCTTTTGACCCCAACTGGGCTGGCAACACAAGTGCTGACCACTTCGCGATGCACGTATTTAAGGTTCTGAGAGACGACCAGAAGGTTTGCCTTGTCCATAGTTACGCTTTGGCTGGAGTGTCCTTAAAAGACCATATGAGGTATTTCTTATATCTCCTAGAGTCTTTCAATATTGTGGGTATATGTGGTGACTACAACGGAGGGGTCCAATTTATTAATTCTTGTAATGAAAGTCAATTGTTTAAAACAGCCAAGGTCGATATTGGCGTTATAGAAGTAGACTTAGAAAAACCTGACCAATGGCATAATGACGTACTTAGTTTCAAGAACCAATATAATCAGAAAGAAAGAAAATACTGCATCTTAAGAAAACCTACAGTTAACTGGATTAGAAGCGGTAATGAGATGTTACAAGCAGCCATAGACCATAAAAGAATACTATTTGCTTCCAGAGCGGTGGATGACCACTTCGACCAGCAGAGAAAAAAGAATTTACCTATTGATGAGATAAAGTGGGACAATAAAATTACAGCCAGTTCTAAAGGCGCTAAAATGATTGACCTTATTGACCAACAGAAAAGTAACATTGAACTTACAAAGTCAGAATGCGCCAACATTGAGGTCACCACAAACCCCCAAGGGTCACAGTCATTTAATCTACCGCAAAACATCCGAAGACAAAAAGGGCCGAATAGAGCGCGTAAAGACTCTTATTCTGCCTTGATTCTAGGGAATTGGTTTGCTAAAGTGTATTTCGATTCTTTACACGTTAAGCCTGAGAAAAAACCTACTTCTACATTTATACCGTTTACTATTTGAAAAGTTCTAAAGTAACTTCTATAACTTTAGTGTAACAATTGTTAGCATGGCAAAGCGTAAGTATATAAAGAGGTCAGAATATTGGAGTCAGTTTAAAGACAGCACTCCTAATCACAATTTAGAAGACATAACCAATCAATCTTTGGCAGAAGAGTTCTCTCCTGAACTGGTCGGAGAATCGTTATATGAGGCTACAGCCTCTCGTCTTGCAGACCCCTCAAGGCGTTCTAGCTCAAGGACTAACAGTATTACTCAGAGCTATACTAAAAATAGATTTAAGAATATTGATGATGGACTACTTCCGTTTGATTACTCGCGTGATTCAGTAAATGTCCGTGATGCTATCCAGTTATGCCAAAAAGCTTACTTTAATGTCCCTGCATTCAGAAGTACAATTGACATGCTCTCTGACTTTGCTGATTCTGATTTGTTTTTAGAGGGTGGATCTGCTAAAGCTAGAAACTTTATAAACGCTTGGTTTAAAAGAATTAAAATTCATGATATCAAGTCACAATACTTCCGTGAATACTATCGCTCAGGCAATGTTTTCATGTATCGTGTTGATGGTAAAATCAAAACCTCTGATACAGGAAGGGTTTTGGAAACCTATGGGGCTACTAAGAGCGTCCCTATTCCAATCAAGTATTTGATTGTAAACCCAACTGATATTGCCACAAAGGGTTCTATTTCATTTAATGATTTTCAGTATTTTAAAGTTCTGACTCCATATGAAATCTCTAGACTCAAAGATCCCAAAACTGAGCATGAGATTGAAATGTACAATTCTTTACCAGAAGATGTTCAGGTAAGAATCCAAAACAACACTGCTACTACCACTGAGCGTCTTTATATTAAATTAAATTCGGAGCTATTGCATGTTGTGTTTGCTAAGAAGCAGGACTATGAGCCGCTTTCTGTTCCATATGCTTTCTCTGTGCTTGATGACATCAATAAGAAACTAGAACTTAAGAAAATTGACCAAGCCATCTCTCGTTCCATTGAGAATGTTGTTTTATTGGTTACTATGGGCGCAGAGCCAGATAAGGGTGGAGTTAATCATAAAGCATTAGCTGCGATGCAAAATATTTTCAAGAATCAAAGTGTCGGGCGTGTTCTTGTATCTGATTATACCACAAAAGCTGACTTTATTATTCCTGATCTCCGTAAAGTAATTGGCCCTGAAAAATATGAGATTTTGAACCGTGACATTCAAGAGGGGCTTCAGAATGTTCTCCTTGGAGATAACAAATATGCAGATGGACAGCTTAAGATGAAGATATTCATCCAGCGTCTTGAAGAATCTCGTAGCCAATTTGTTAAAGACTTCCTACAGCCAGAGATCCGCCGTATTTGTAAAGCTGCGGGTATGCGTTCTTGGCCAGAAGTTAAATTTGTTAAAACAGATACTCTTGATAACTCTGATATGACTAGGCTTGCTACTCGCATGATGGAGCTTGGAGTTCTTACCCCAGAACAAGGTATGAGCGTTGTCCATAATGGGATATTCCCCAAAGCAGAAGAATTAGTGCCAGCTCAAGACAAGTTTAAAGAGCAGAGGGAAGATGGTTATTATATGCCTCTAGTAAATAGTATTAACCTTTACCAAAACGAAGAAGACTCCGTTCCAGAGGCCAAGCCAGAAGCTGCTCCTATTGCGCCTTCTGGCGGTCGTCCTGTTGGAGTGTCTAATTCGAACTTCTCCAAAAAACATATCGTTGAAGCTACCCAAATAGTTAGCGAATTCGAACTTAGAGCTTATCGCGACTTCGCTCTTAAGTTTGGCTTAGAAGAACTTGATGAAGAAAGGAGAGATTTAGTTTCTCGCGCTTGTGAGTCGATTATTGTTTCTAAACCACTGGTGGAATGGGATGAGACCTTGTCTAGTATTGTAGATAATTTAGACAATCTTTCTAAACTAGATGTTGCTCCAGAAGTATTAGATATGGGTTCTAAACATCAGCTTGATGACATGTCTGCTGCAATTTTATATCACTCAACCAAAATTTAAGTGTATAACATTTTATGGATTTAAAAGATTTTGAGGTAAGTAGCTTTGATTGTAACATCAAGGCTCTCAAAGAAGCTGACTACGAGAAATTCGGAGTATCGGAAGGGTCTATTGCAGAAGCAGCTAAATCTTTACTGCCTGACGACTTTGACCCATCCGCGAATGTAGATGTATTACCTGTAGTATTTAACTTAGCCCTCGTCAACGAATTTAACAAAAACGGTGACGGCATAGATTCTAAAACAGCAGTAGAAGCCGTAAAAAGATTTATTAATAAGCCAATTAACATCGAACACAAGAAGCATAAGATCGTAGGCCACATGATCAATGCTTCTTTCTCTATGGAGGAATATGATTTTAAAGATAACGCCATCGAATCATATGCCGACGAAAAAGAGCCATTTTATATCAACGCTGCTGGTTTAATTTATAAAAATATTTTTCCAGAGTTAGCAGAAGCTATTGAAGCAGCCGCAAAAGAAGAGAATGAAGAATATCAGAGTATTGCTACTAGTTGGGAACTTGCATTTAAGAGCTATAAAGTCGTCTATGGATCTAATAGATTGGACGAGTGCGAAGTTGCCGAAGGTTCAAAGAAAGAAGAGCTGAAGCAGTATGTAAAAGGTTTCGGCGGCAAAGGCGTAGATGAAGATGGCATACCAGTTCATCGGTTAATACATGGTGAAACTTATCCCTTGGGAGCTGCATTAACATATAAACCTGCTGCTAGAGTTAAAGGAATTTATACATCAGAGCTAGAAAAAAATGAAAAGCCTGTTGATAATTCTTTAGCAAAACAAGATAATATTAATATTAAAAATTCCCTAAACAAAAAAAACGCTGTAACAGAAAACAAATTCGACATTTTAAACATGGATAAAGAACAATTCGAAACACTAATGACACAAGTTGCGGAAAGCGTAGCTTCTGTGGTCAAGAAGGACGATCAAGCCAACTCTCTTGGTGAGATTATGCGTAATGCTCTTACTGAGCATTCTGAAAACTGGAAATCTAAAGTTCAACTTGAAGCCGAAGCTCGTGAGAAAGCAGAAGTAGATCTGACTGAAATGAAAGCCTCTTTTGATGCTGTTCAGACAGAACTCTCCGCTCTTAAATCTGAGATGGAAGCTCAAGCTGCTGTTGAGTTATTTAACTCTCGCATGAACTTTATCGACTCCACATACGAACTTACTGAAGCAGAGCTTAAGTTGGTCGTAGATGAGTTGAAGGTTGTTGAAGCTTCTAACGAGGCTTTCGATACCTTTAAAGAAAAACTTTCTATTCTTTTAGCAAGCAAGACTAAAGAGTCTATTGCAGCTCAGGAAGAGGTAATCAAAGCTAAAATCGAAGAGGCTATCGCTTCCAAGATGGCAGAAGATACCCCTGAGAATAAGGAAGAAGTTAAGGCTAGTGAAGATGAGTTGGAAGTTGAAGAGGTTAAGGCCGCTTCTATCCCCAACAATAATGCTGAAGCCTCAGAAAAAATTTCTTTGGTTGAAAAACTTAAGGAGAACTTCTCTGTTGAAGTTACAAAATAAAAATCTAATTATAATATAAAATTATGGCTAATGAAATTACCAAATTGCTACCATTTCGCCAATATGACGATAACGATGTTATCAACATGTTCGCTTATGAAGGCACTAATGTAGGGGCGGGTACTGTTGTTAAAGTATCTGCTGCTAATCTCGACAACGATCTTATCGATCTTGTTGACGGTGGAAGCGCATTCCTGACTTCTCAGGGCAATGCTTACTCTCCACTTGCTGTGAACCCACTTCGTGTGGCTTCTGCCGCTTCTGGCAATTCAGCTATTGGAATTCTCCTTCGCGACGTTCGCGAAACAGATGAAAATGGCGAGAAGCTTCGCTTCTACCCCCAGAAGAAAGAAGAGCTTCAGTGCGTTCTTTCTGGAGAGACTGTCCCTGTTGCA